AGAGAGGAAGGACAAGATTGATCTGCATGATCGCTCCTAGAACAGTGCGTGTATATTTGTAGCTGAAGTACCTGTTGCGAAAATTTGCTGTACTTGTATTGGCAGAACAGAACCAGCTAATACACCCTCTAGTGTAAGCGTTGTTCCAGAAGCCATTGTCACTTTCAAATTTCCTGCACCACCGACATACACCGCCCTGGTCGCTGGTATAGTTCCTGTAAAACCAGAGATTGTCGATCCATCGACATACAAGGTATCGCTTTGAGCATCTTCTTTAGCATGAGTAGCACTAAAGGTTTTCTCCGAAAATTGATCTTTGAAAGGCATTGTTTACTCCAAGTAAAAAGGGGCGACCTGAGCCGCCCCCATATTACACTTAGTCTCCGTCAGTGTTTGCCAAAGTAGTACCATCGTTGACATCAACGACACCACTAGCATTTGTCAATACATAAACGATTGTAAGCACTTGTGTACCACCAGTAGAACTACGAACGAAAATCACATCACCTGCTGCAAGGGTGTCTGATAGATCGTTGAAGTAGCCTTCTGTATTTACTGTTGCGATGGTATCAGTAGTAGAGTAAGAATAGATGCTTGGAGCATTTCCCTTCTTACTTGCACCGATAGTCGCAAAACCAACTGAACTAAAAGCCATAATTTACTCCTTATGATTCACGACAAGTAATTTTAACAATACCATCACTATCTATTGCAACAGCACCTGCTGAGAACATTGAACTAACCAAGAAAGATGTTTTTTCTGGGATGTAGTTCACTTCGGTCTTTTGAGCAATAGACTCAGCATAGCCGAGTGCATCACGATGATAAGCGAAAACAGTTCGATCATTTGAACCATCTTTTGCTAAACCACCCTCGTCACGATCACCCATGACGATGATGTCAAAGCCCAAGAACGTGTTGATCTCACCGCGAACTAATGCTTGAACAGAGTTGAAGTCTGTACTTGTTACTTGAGTTGTGCCAAGTAATGAGTCCAACTGCTCTGCGTGCATGACAAGTGTACGACCTTCTGCTGGCACATTCTTGGTATTCAAGATGCGTGCAGTCTCTCGTAGCTTCTCGATGTTCATATCTGTATTCGATCCACCAATGCTGTTAGCAACAGTACCTGTGCTGGTTGCAGCAGTAAGAGCATCGAGACAAACTTGATCTGAACGTCTTGCGATAGACTTAGAAACAACTTCTACCAACTCTCTACGCTCATCAAAATTAACGTGTGATTGCTGGAAAATGTCACTGTACTCTGCCGCGATGAAATCGGACATTGTTGCAGTCACTTGTGAATAAGTCACATTTAGAGGTGTGATGTCTGTTTGTGGGACACGAACAGTTGCTACACCTTTACCGATTTTAGGGAACTTTACAGTGTTACCCTGAACACCAGTACGCGAACGCATTGTTCCACGCAATAGTGCCTCTGATTGATACGCTTGCTTTACCTCACTTTCAAACAGGTCAACAAACGCTGTAGTAATACTTTGCGCCATAACGCATCTCCTATAGTAAAAAGATTAACGATGTAACGCGATTTGTTATCCTGTTGAGGGCAATTCGCTTGCATGGAAAGGCCACGCCACCTATGGTTTCACCACATAGTCGGGCCACAAGGGTTAGCCAACAAGCGAATGCTATCTAATTTTTAACCTGGTTGCAAATTATACTTGCGATTCCATCCACAGTTTTTCAATCCTGCTGCGCCAGGCTGGATCAGTTTGCCATCGCGGATCATTGATATGGCTCTCAAGTTCTTCCCTGGTGATGTTTGGCATCTGCGGTTGCGGTCTAGCAGGTATACCCTCATTGGTGATCGACTGGTGATACTTCAAGAACGCATTGATTGAATCTGCTGTTGTCAGATTATTCGCTATCGCTTCTCGCTCTGCGTCTGATAGGGGGGCTTTCATCAAAAGACGATCAGCCATCTCTATTTTTTGTTGAGCATTTTCACCCAGCTTTTGTATTTCCGCGTTGCGGTCATACTCCATTCGTTCAGTTTCAGCTCCATAGAAATCCATATATTGCTGAACCATTCCCTCAAAGGCTGACTGGCTGATGCCATTGTCTTTAGCCCATTCTGAAAACGAATTGAGCATAGGATCATCTGCTTCGATGCCCAGTTCTGTAAACGTGCTAGTGTCATAATCTCCCTCTGGTGCTTTGTGTTTGCCAGACTTGAACTTCTTTTCAAGCTCGGCATAAGATTTAGCCAGTTTCTCAACGTCAGGGCCATCATCATCCCAGAACTTTTCTGGGTAGTATTCAGGCCGTTCGATTGGATCATCATCTATCTCTTGGTCTGTAGTCGTTAAAGGATCAGGTTCTGATTCCTCATGGACTGCAATCGGTTGTTCTACCTGGGTTTCTGGTGTTTCTTCTGATGCGCGACTTGGATCAATGATCGGTGCATCGTTCTCTACTTCTGTTTCTACTGCTGCGTTTTCGTCAGACATTTTCACTCCTTTCTAATCGTTTCTGTATCATTCTCACCATATCGGCCATGCCCTCTCGAACATAACCATATGAAGCATCCTCGCCTGGATACCAGCTAGGAAGCTCTATTGTGATTGATTTCATATGCGATAAGACTCTCTGGCCTTCTTCACTTTTGAATACTTTGGCATAAAGAATATCAGTATCATCTGCCTTTACGCCTTCATTAGGTTGTGGATCGAAATAATCCCAGTCATCATTCGTCATACAATTTCCTCAGTTGGTTGGACTTGTTCCTGCATTTGCGCTTGCATTTGAGCCTGTTGCATCTGTTGCAGTATCATCTGCACTTCTTCTGGACTGTTCAGGACATTCTGGTCGATCCCTAGTCGCTGCGCGATAAACTCTAGTATTCTTGGAATGGACAATGTTGCCTGGCCTTGTGCGCCCATCTGACCTGCAATCTGCACATACTGCATCAGGTCATTCACCTCTTGCAGTTTCTGTGCTTGAGCTAGTGGACTTACTGCTGCCAGCTTTATTTCTTGCCCATTGATCTTGGCTGGGAAGTCCACAACACCCTGCTGATCGAGAACGAACATGATTCGAGATACAATCGGTAGCATTGTCTCAGTAATCAATCGACCAAACGCTGAACCCAGATTAGTGGCAAGTTCTCTGGTACGCTCGGCAATCTCTGTAGCTGATCGTGCGCTCATGTTATCTGGTGGTAATGTGTCATCCATCATGATCTTTTTGATATTCATGCGTAGATCATTGATAACGATCTGACTGACGTTGAAGTCACCTGCTCTTGGTAGTGGTGCAAGTGAAGCCCCTTGTGGGCCACCATTACGGGCAACTGCGATGACAGAACCTGGTTGTATCTTAATATTCTGCGGATTGAGAACACCATCATCTGCTGCGGTATAAACACCTGCAATCGCAAGACTTGCGTTCTTTAACAGTAGCTCTAGTGTTTTGTTTAGTGTTTTGATGTCGTTGATTGCTGTTACAAGTGGCCCACGACCATAAACTTCTCCAGCAACTTTCATGTATCGAGCAACAACAAATGGATTCGAGCGCATCTCTGTGTATGCAACTTCAACACGCTTTGAAGGCCAGACCACATGATAATGGAATCGACCAGTCTCATGGTCATAAATCACCGCATCAAATAGATCAATCTCTTGCTGTGGGTTGCGCTGGATTGCTTCATCAAGTTCAGCACTTTTTACGTTCTTGAACTCACGCGGTACAGCTTCGGCTTTCATGCGTATCTTACGGAATATCGTATCTACAGTACCATCAATGCTTTCTTCAATCGCAACAAGATATTGTGGTATTGCTGTGAACTTGACTGGTGCAGTCTCATCGCCTGGTGTAATCATCATAACGGCTGTGCCAACTGCCAGGTCAAGCAAAAACTCACCCATCACCAGATCGAATGATGTCTGGCGTAGAGAATCAAACATGATGTTTGTGTAGGAATCTAAGGTTTCTTGTGCCTGAATCCTGATTTCTTCTGGAACACCAGTACCAGGCTCTAATCGACACCACTTCTTGGCAGGTGGGAACAAACCAGCTTGTATTCTGTTTGCAAAGCGTTGAGTTGAATGGATAGCTGTTGAGTCAAAAACTCTGGCTGTCTTGCCTTTACCAGCAACCTTACCCTCATAGTATCCTGAATACAGGTTACGTTGTGGTAGAGCATACTCATAGCAATCTTCATAGATTGATCTGAACTCATCTTTGCGCGTTTGTGCTTTGGCTTCGCGCTCTAATAACGTGTTTACATTTAGTTTAGGCATTACTTTTCGCCTTTAGTCGTTTGGATATATTACGCGCTTTCGATCTAGCATCGGCTTTCGATGATGCACCCCACGCTCTCAGTGATAACAGTAATCGTGTTGGCCTACCCTTTGAGTCACGTTCTGGCCCTGGGTTGCCAGCCATCCGAGCAAGAAACGAGGCACGTCTGGGATTGTCTCCAGACTTTACAGGGGGCTTTAGGTTCGATCCTTGAGTGCGTTTGAAAAACGCTCGCCCTGCTGCGTTCAGACCACCTTTCGGGTTCTGATACTTCTTGGCTGGCATTAGCCTCTCGCTAGTCCTGTGCGTCTTGCTCGGACACGACCATAGGGTTGTGCTTGCATTCTTTCGGTCTCTGCTCTAATCGCTTTGATCTCTTTATCACGATCAAACAGTTGCTGACCATAAGGTGTTAAAAATAATTCTACTGGCTCTGGCTCTCGACCACCAACAAACGGCCCACCTGTTCTTGGTAATCGGCCTCTCGCTTTTCTCGATATTGGGCCGAATGGATCGGTTGGTAATCCGACTCTTGGTGTGCCAGGCTTACGAGTAGTGAACATACGATCAAAATCATCACCACTAATATCATAGGCTTCTTGAATCGCTCTTGCTTGTTGTAGCAAAGGCTGGTTTTGTTCCTGACGCATAGCTATTCTAAGCATTACACTCCTTCTGCTTGGTGGTGTCATGTTAGCTACCTAATTTGGTCTTATCTTCATCCATAGGTCGATCACCCATCAGTAATCGTATCCCACCAGTTCTACGAGTTTTCTTACGCGCTGCGATTTGCTTTGCTGCATCTCGCTCTTGTGCCAAAGCTCTTTCTTCCGCACGCTTTTGTGCATCCAATGTTTCTTGTGGAACTTTAGGCATCTTTGGTTTACTCAATATACCGCCCATATCATCTCCTAAACATCATGTAGTAGTCGTGACCCTCTGGGCCGTATTTTGTCATGACACATTCTACATTGAAGCCTAATGCCTTTGCAAAGCGAAATGCTTGTAGATTATTGACATTCACTGTTATTTGCAATCGTCTAAGGTCTAGCTCAGTGATTGTCTCGCTGATTATCTTCTTGGATGCTCGAACAACCGCTATCGGACTGTCACTGATATGAACTGATGGGATCATCCACATCTCGCCTACACCAGGCCACAGCATAGATATACCGAAGATACAGACGATCTTGTTATAGACGATGCCAGTCCATGAATGGTCAGGATCAGCACCATTGGCGATATGGTCTATGTAATCTGGGAAGGCATTGAGATATTCGCGCTCGAACCCTTTGAGTTCGATCTGATACATATGTGATCTTTGGAATGGTACGATTTGCTTGCCAACACCCAGGTTGGCTGTAGCCAGTCGGATCAAAGCTCATTACCCCAACAGTCCCAACCATCTACTTTTTGCCTAGCAAACAATTCTATTCGTGGCAAGTCGCCAACAAGTTCTATAATCAAGTTTCTAAATTCATCAGGCTTCTTTGAATGTTCTTCTATTGGGAACATTTGAAGTTGTCTGACAGAACTAGACAATCTTTTTATTCTGCCTTTGGTAGCCAAAATACATATTTCAGGATTTGCCCTAGTCCATCTACCCAAACCCATGAAAAAACCTGGAGACTTTTTATTTTGCTTACACCAAACAAAAGCTGTTGACTTGTACTCAAATCCCCACGAATTAACCACTTGCATAAATTCATTAAGTTTTGGCAGAGTTACCCACATAAACAAAATACAATTATCATCTGCTATTTCCTTAACTGGAAGATTGCAAATATCCGTTACATTCATTACTGAATAATGGTCAGTAACTGAACTGTTCATCATTTTCCCTTGATAAGACCAAGCAGGATCAGCATAGATAATGTTGTATTTTTTGTCTGGAAACGGAATCATATGATCTCAAAGTCAGTATTGGCGGTATATGTTTTGCCAGATACACCATAGCTACCGCGTCTTAGTTTACGATGCTCACCACCGCCCAGCATCAGGTAGCCAAAAGCATCACCACAGTGTGAATGTTCATTCTTGACTGGTGTATCTTTGAATCGTTCTTGACCAGCCCCAAGCGATTGACGCTTGAAGAAGTAACCACCTGACAGACTCTTACGCAAGCGTAGGCATTTTTTATCGACTTTCAGCCCTGGCTTGCCATTCACCAGCCGACACATTGGACTGGCGGCTGCTTCGCGTCTGACTCCAAAAGCATTGGAATCTGTTGGTTGTGCCTTGAACCCTAGCGATCTTAGATGGTCAAATGCAGTTACCTCATAGATTTCATCACGCTTGTTACCAGCAGGATCACCCCATAGCAATATCTCTGACTTCGGGAACTTCTCTGCAATCTTAGCCAACAACTCCTGACCGAAACGCTCCAAGCCCATATCGAATGTGACAAGCTCATCGAGTACACGCCATTGACCGCCATGAGTACGCTGCCCGAATATCGCGGCTGGTGTCAAACCAAAGTCAACGCCAACTTGCACTGGGTAGTATGGATCATACTCACAATCACCTGACATCAACTCATCGTCATATTCAGGCCATACTGGTCTGCCCTCTTGCACAAAGGTAAACATGCCCTGCGCGTAACATCGTATCCAGTCTAGGTTCTTACCACCCAGTAGCTGCTCATAGTAGCCTGGTGGCAGGTTGTTTGTGTTCTCGGCATTCGGGTTGACCATCCACCACTTACCAGCACTGAACAGGAATCCGTTTGCTTCCGGGTTCTCTGGCAGGTCATCCTTCTTGACAGGTAATACACCGCCTGGTTGTCGGAAAAACTCCCACCCATACTTACCAATGATCGGATTTTTTTCTGATACGTCATGCCACCAGTGATCGTTATCAGGTGGGTTGGTATCCATCCAGATGCCATGCCAAGTTGCACCACCATCCATTTTGGTTGGGTAGCGACCAACACGATGAGTAAGACCATCAATAACTGCTTTGGGCAGCTCTCTTGCCTCGTTACACCACGCGCCCGTGATTTCTAAGGATAATAATTTTCTGACTGATTGAGGTGTGTCTAACGCCAGGAATATGACTTCACAGTCTATTCCTGCCGCGTCACCCCTTGTGGGTAGCTTGAGGTGATGAGTAATGGGCGGCTGCCAGCGCATACCGCCCCAGGTTGCCTCAGGAAACAACTCCTGCCAGGTCTTGATAGTTGTGGTTCTTAGTTCTGGATAAGTATTACGCACGACCACAAAGCGCGTGTATCTGACTCCATCTCTTGGGCTGGGCTTTTGCCGTACCGCACGCAACATAATCTCTGCCGCACAGCCATAGGACTTGCCTGATCCTACTGGCCCCATCAATCCTCGAACAAACGAATCGCTGTTCAGGAACTTCCATACAGTCGGACTTTGCGAGAAGTCCAAATCAAGTGCTGGTAAATCTTCCATTATTTGATCCCCTTGAATATATGAGCAATAACATCTACTGTCCAACCATTACCCAGCATCTTATAGCGTTGAGTATTTGACACGCCATCAGTGTAGTTATCGGGAACAGTCTGTAATCGTTCACATTCTAGTGGTGTTAGTTTGCGCCATTTAAGTTTATCAATATCAACCGCCACATTATCCTTTTGCACGCGTGTTAATGTGTTTGTCTTATAGTCTGGTCGCAACTCTAAACGCTGTTTTGTTGTCCCGTCAGGTTCATACCTACCACGGAACGCACCACAAATAATTTTAGGTTCTCGATGCCCACCTTGCATGGTGGTTAATGTTGGCGATTTGCCAGCAGGATGATATATGCGCTTGATACTATCATTGCCTTTCAAATCAGCATCGCCAATATGGCACAACCCATCATTACTAAATACTAGTTGTCGTCTATGCTTTTCAAAATATGATTTTAAATTACCGCCTTTAATGTAATTAGCATCTAAGCAATGGGATTTATCCCTATCTACTGTCCAACCATCTTGGATACATCTGTCTGAATTTTTTACTAAGGTCATGCCATTAGCACCCGCACCCTTGTACATCGTAGCAGTACAAGTAAATGCTTTTTGGTCATCTTGTCTACAGTTTCTTCGATTCCTAGCTGTGTCCTTAACATCATCACCAATGTAATCTGTTTCTAGTATATGTTTTAACACAATGCCTTTATCTTCAGGCTGAGTAATGTTTGGTATATTAGTCCAATATAAACGCACACGATTCTGTGCGGACACTAAGCTACTATTGATTTTGACAGGCTGAACTCCAAGCTGTTCACTTATGACATCCTGATACTCTTTCTTCATCCTGACGTTCTCAAGCAAAAAATACTTAGGCTTTGTCTCATTCAAGAGTCTGACAAACTCAAAGAACAAAGCAGATCGAGGATCATCAAAGTTTAATTGCTTGCCAGCAAACGAAAAGCCTTGGCATGGTGAGCCTCCCATGAGTAAATCAATCTCAGGCAAATCATCAGCACTGACTTGCGTGACATCGCCAATATGGTGTGTGTCTGGATAATTCTTTTTTGCTACTTGAATAGCATACTTGTCTATTTCACTAGCATAGTAATTAGTTACTGGTATGCCAGCACGCTCCAATGCAATACGACCGCATGACATACCATCAAATAAGCTCAATACATTCATTATTTAACCAGCCATGTACTCATCAATCACCCCACGTTATCCTCATCTTCTTTTATAAAAGCCACCCAGTGCGTATTGGCTTTCTTGCCGCTCCTGTGGCCATACAACGGCTTTTTATCTGTCAACGCTAATACCGATTTGATCGGTATATGTATTTCATTCCATTTGAAAATCAATGTGCCATTGGGTTTCAAAACCCTAAAACATTCAGCAAATCCTTTTGCTAAGTCTTCTTGCCAGTTAGAAGTAAGTGTGCCGTATGAAAATCCAAGTGTTGATTTCATGCTTATATTTTCCACATGTGGTGGGTCAAAAACCACATGATAAAAAGTATTGTCTGGATATGGCATGTTTCTAAAATCATGAATTTCATCTGGATCAATCACGATCGGTGATCGGCCTTTCTTTGATGGCATGTGACATATCGTCATCGTTTCGCAACGCATATCACCGAATAAACAACGCTCATCCTTTTTATTGAACCACATCATACGACTACCGCAACATGCGTCTAAAACTTGTTTCATTATCAATCACCCCACGTTGCAAATACTGTTACACCAGCCTCAAGCGCATAGTTCTTGGTTGCTATCACCTCATAGACTTGGCTGTCATCTTCATACAACACGCCATTCATGCCATCCATGATAGTTTTGGCAATATTGTCTATGTCGGGTTTTTTCGGATGGATCACTTGACGCTCGGCTAGATGTTTTTTCTGCTTGTTCCATGACTTCGGTATCTCAAACCTGGCATGGATGTGTAACTTGATCGGCAAACCAATCGGTTCAAGATTGTAGTGTTCCATCTTGATGCCACATTCCCTCGCAATCTTGCGTTCATAT